CGTGGGCATATCCAGCCAAGGTATCCTTATTCGTCCCCAGCTTCTTTGCCAGGTCGACGTTCGTAATTCCCCTATCAAAATCCGACTTAATGCCGGCGATTGACCAGGCGATTCTATCGGTCAATTTAAGCGACATAATACCCTCGATATCGGTTCGCGAGTTGCAGCGAAAGCGCGAACTTTTAGGATAAGCCCTAAGTTTTCCATATTATTTAATATATTCATACACATAACCACAAAAAGCGAGAAAACAGCATCAATCTGGGTGCGAATCAACATTTTCGCTTGACAAGGCAACTTTATCGGTTTATATACCATAACCATAAAAGCGACATTTACCACCAAAAAAAGGAGACAGTAAATGGGCAGACTCTGGATGGGCGACGATGGTTTCAGAAAACCCATGAGCCCCTTCGCCACATATAACAATCTCAAAACTTTTTTTTCTCATCACCTCCGGGCACCAGCCTTAAAAAAGTACTCGGATCTTTTTTCCGAGCGTCTTGCTCGTCAGGGTTTGCAAGAGAAGCCAACCCCGAGAGGTATACCCGGCCGGGAACATCATCAGGACAGCTCTCATATTGTTCTTGAAGTATCCGAGATACGGCCCGGCCGATTTCAGGATCGCGGCATAGTGCAACAGTCAGAGTCCCCAGAGCAAGCACGATCGGTAGAATGTACTGTTCATTTACGGCCCCTAAAATTATCGGCAATGCTGCTTCAAATTCTTCACTTTTCATGGACGAGCCTCTTCTTTTCGGTGAGACACAAAAGGAGTTTATGATGAAAGACAAGATTTCCGACATGCCTCCCTTGAAACTCAAAATCCTGCTTCTGGAGGCCGGAGTAACTCAATCAGAGATCGCGAGGAAGATGAAGGTCACACCGCAGACGGTGAATCACGTCGTGAGCGGGCGATTTGTTTCGCACCGCGTACGGACGGCGATCGCCGAGGCGGTCGGCAAGGACCTGAAAATCATCTGGCCTTTGACCTATCTGTACGGCGGCGGCCCCCGGAAACGCGGGCGACCGTTTTCCGAGGACACGAGAAAAAGAGCGACGGCATAATCTCTGCCGTTATGGTGAAGGATATAATTTTTTTTCGCTGACTTCAAGGTCGAATTTCAAAAAAGATTTTCCGGGGGGAGGTCTAGGATGGCACGAAAAGCGGGATCGGATCATCGGCAGATGAGTCTATTCGATGTAATCGTCAACAATCAGCAGAATTCATTCACGTGTCCGCCCGGCAGCCTGAACCTCCATTCGGAGCTGAGCCAGGCGGCAAGCCTGGACCTGAAGGAATGCCCACTGTCCCGCTGGCAGGTCGCCGGTTCGATGAGCGAACTGACCGGGACGGAGATCACCAAGTCGATGCTCGACAGCTGGACGGCGGAGTCGAAGGAAGGCCACCGCATGCCGGCTGTTTTTGTTCCCGCGTTCTGTATCATGACAAAATCGACCAGGACGCTGGAGGTCATGACGCGCCACGTCGGGGTGTTTGTCCTCCCCGGGGCGGACGCGCTGCGTTCTGAGGTGCGGCATATCGATGAGGAGATCGAGCTGCTGAAAGCCGAAAAGAAAAAACGTGTCCTCTATCTAAAGGATGCCGAAGCGCAAGAGGGAAAGCGATGACCTCTATTATAAGGAATAGCATGGATCGTGCCAGGGGGCTGAGCGACCCCGTCAAGGGGCTCATTGAACTGGTTGGCATAATCGTCGGGGTTTTGGTGTACCTGGCGCTGACGATCTTTGACCCGGCCGAGTGGGCGTGGAATGTGTCCTTCGCGCCGGTCGGCCTTTTTTGGAGTGTGTGGTTCTGCGAGATAAGGAGAGATGATTATGAAACTTTTGACGGCGTGGATCATCGATAAGGTTGAAAATACGACATGGGATGAACAGGTTATCTCGGCCGACAAGTATATACGGGTCGTCTGTCTGCTCCTCCTGGCGGTCTGCGTGATCGGATTTATTCTGGCGACCGGAGGGTGCAGGTGATGAGTATGGATACCGACTATCTAACCGCCGGTGAAATTGCCGGATATATGAGCGTGACGAAACGGACCGTCCAGAAACGGGCGGAAAAGGAAGGATGGGCGTATCGCAACGGCAACGGAGCGGGGCATCTTTATCCCCTCCTTTCCCTCCCCGGCCAGATCCAGGCGGCCTGGGTATCGACCATATATAAAGGAGAGGATACGACCGCTCAGGGGCGCGTCATGCTGATGCTCGACGCGCTCGCTCCCGAGGCGGTCCAGACTGTCCGTGACGCCATGCTCCCGACGATCCCGACACTGTCGGACGCGGTCACGCAGAAAAAAAGCGCGTTCGCATCCTGGGACGAGGATCCCTCGCGCGTCTATTCGCTCGGTGACCTGTCGGACCCGCGCGTCGTGAAGATCCTCGACATCATCCGTGACGTGGAGAATATACCGGCCGACTGGACGCGCGGGAACCGCAAGTGGGTCGAACTGGTGGCGAACAAGCACGCCGTCACCTGGCAGTCCGTTTACCGCTGGATGAAAAAGTACGAGAAGAAGGGCATCGCCGGGATCTGCCACCGCAAGAATACGCGCGGCAAGGCCGTAAAATGGGACGATGAAGCGCTTACCTTCTGGACCTCGATGTGTCTCAAGCGCGAGCACCGCCACATGGACAAGCGCGACCTGTACGACATCCTCATCATCGAGGCGGATCGCCGCGACTGGAAGATCGGCGGGTATAACTCGGCGATGGGCTGGCTTAACAAGCGGGCAACCCCGCAGATGTTAGCTCTCCAAAGGGGCGGGATGCGAGCGCTGGACAATGTACTCCCCCCGATCCTGCGCGACTATTCGGATCTCGCCCCCTTCGAGATGCTCGTCGGCGATCAGCATCGGTTCGACTTCTGGGTCACGGACGACGAGACGGGCGAGGTCTTCCGGCCGGAGGGATATCTCTGGCAGGACCTGCGTACGCGCGTGTTATACGGCGCCGCCATCGACCGCAAGTACGACGGCCAGATGATCGGCCTGGCCCTCCAGGTCGGGCTCTCTGTGTATGGCGCGTTCGGCTCCATCTATACCGACAACGGCAAACCGGAACTGTCAAAATATATCATGGGTGTCATGCGCAACATGCGCGCCCTCAACCTGGCCCATAAACAGACGCTCGACGCGACGATGGACACGCTCGACGTGGATCCCGAGGACATCAACCCGCACATCATCATTCCCGGCACGCATAAGAAGGCAATTGTCAAAAACGCGAAGGCGAAGATGATCGAGGGCACCTTTTTCAAGCTCGAGTCGCTCCTGCGCAGCCGGTTCCGGGTCGCCGGGAGCACGAAGCGGATGGATGACGACATCCACGCCCAGGACATCGACCAGATCGAGGTACAGAAACTCGCCGAGCAGGGGAAGCTCCTGACGTTTTCCGAATTTGCCCTGACCATGTACCGCGCCTGCGACTATTACAACCGCGAAAAAATGCACCGTGGCGTCCGCAAGGAGTGGTCCTGGAAACCGAAACCAAAGACGGCGACGCCATACAACTGCCTCGAGGCATGCTGGGAGATGGACGGCTGGCGGCCGAGGATGATCTCCGACGGCGCGGCCACGCTCATCTTCCTGTCGCACGCGACACGGAAGGTCAACATGGGCCGGATTCAGTTTGCAAACGATTTTTATGAAAGCGACGCCCTGGTCGAACTGCACGGCAAACGCGTGGATCTTCGATATCACCCGATGGACCTGCGCGAAGTCTATATATTCCGGGGCGATGAATATCTCGGGATCGCGACGCCGGTCGAATATTCGAGCATGAAGGATATGACCCTGGCACAGCGCAAGATCATCGAGAAGCGCGAGCGCCGGTCCACGATCGCCGCTGAATACCGCGCCATCACGACCACAATCCCGGACTACCGGAAATACTCCGAGGTCGGCCCCATAGATAAGGCCGCCGCGCTGATCGGGAAAGACCGGCAGGAGAAGGCCGCGGAGAATCGCGAGGTGTATCGCAAGCGCACGCCGGAGCAACTGACCGAGGAGGTCGCCGCGATCGAGAAGCTCAACGCCACGCCCGCGATCCTGGGGCGGAAGTCCCTGCCCGCGAGGCCGGGATTATTCCTGAACGAGATCGACCGATATGAGTGGTGTATGAAATACGGGATTGCCGGCGGCAGGCTGGACGAGGCCGACGCCGTCTGGATGCTCGGGTACGAAAGCCGGATGACGTCGGATCAGCGTGGATACTGGGAGACGGTCAAAGAGGTGGGGATGTGAGGGTGAGGGGTGAGGAGTGAGGGGTGAGGAGTAAGGAGTAAGGAGTAATGGAAACATGGGCCGAATGGAGTTTCGTTGTTTTGATGATCACATTTCTAAGCACCATGCACCACCTGACCAGTGGGGGATCCTATCCTCGACGAATCCAGCGAGGGCAGGATATTGCCGTTGCTGGATTGCTGGCTGTTTTCCTCATATGGGGCCTGTCCGTGCTTTGAAAGAGGTGGGATGTGAATATATCACAAAAAAAGAATTGTCGACGTTGTAGGGCTGGCCTCCATCGCCGCTGTGAACTTGGTTATATGGTTGAGCGGCTGTCCATTGAACCCAGCGGGGTAATTTCTATTGGCATCCCCCAGGAGCCATGCCCGAAGCCGTTGACCAACGGTGATTTTATCTACGCATCAAGATGGTATCGAAAGCGAAAGGGGGAACAACAGCATGAAAAACGTATTTATTGAGACGGCGAACACGAGGAGATTTTTTGATATCTGTGACGAGCTGGCGGATTCGGGGAGCATGACTGGCCCGTCGCTGGCGATGGTGACCGGCCAGGCCGGGCGCGGCAAATCCGAGGCGGCGAAACGGCACGCGACCCAAGCTGACTCGATCTATATCCCGCCCATGAATATCAGGTCCCCGGCGATGGTGCTCCGCGAGATCGCGTTCGAGCTGGCGGGGATCCGGCCCGGCCGGTCCGACACCTGTCTGAATGTTATCGAGAGCGAAATGGCGAAGGATCGCCGGCTGATCATAATCGACGAGGCCGACCTCTTGACGTTTCAGATCCTCGAAATGCTGCGCAATGTCAACGAGCGATACGCATGCCCGGTGCTGCTGATCGGGGAGGAGGGTCTCAAGGGACGGATCACCTCGAGGCGGCGGATCGCCTCCCGGATCCGGAGAAAAATGGAGTTCACGCCGGTGAGCCAGGCCGACATCGTATATTTTTTTCAGCAGTCAATGAACCTCAAGATCGACGCGGCCGTCGCGGCCCCGATCCTGCGACACTCCCAGGGCGACTGGCGCCCGGTCCTGACGATCGCCATCGCGATCGAGCGCGCGATGAACGCGTCCGGCCTCCAGGAGGTCACGCCGGAGCTGGTCGAGGAGATCATCAAGAGCAGGGGGTAGTGTGAGGGGTAAGGGGTAAGGGGTAAGGAGTAGGGGGTAAGGAGTAGGGGTAAGGAGTAGGGAGTAGGGAGTAGGGAGTAGGGAGTAGGGAGTAGGGAGTAGGGAGTAGGGAGTAGCTGATGACCTTGACTGCAAAGAAGACTGGGCTGGCTTCGCGCATGCGCGAGTGGATGAAGGGGCGCAGTCGCCCGTTCACCGGCAAGATGCTCTATGACGGCCTCGGGATCGAGGACTGGGACGAGCGGCAGAAGGTCCACAACTCCCTGGGCGATTTTCTCCGGCGCGGGGAGCTGACCGAGCACCGATTCGCCCATCGTAATCGGCGACAAAATGAGCCGAAGCGCTACCGGTACAACCACAAATGGCGCCGGGCGCCGAAGGGCAAACTCAACGCGAAGATTTTCAAGGCGATCCATGTCTCCGGAAATTTCGCCGCATCGGACATCGAGCGGCTCACCGACTCGACACGCAACCACGCCGAGAAACAGATCCGGAAACTGCGCGAGGCAGGATATATCACCATTATCGCCCGGAGAAAATGCGCCTCCGGCGTCGAAAACATTTACCACGTCGCGGATCGGGACAAGTTCCGCACAGAGGTGATGGGATGAAGATAAGAATTGTAAAAAGAACTCATGTCGATGGTCAAATAAAATTCATTATTCAACAGAGGCATTTCCTGTTCCGCTGGTGGTGGGTTGATGCTTGGGTAAATAGTGGGAGTGTTTGGTGTCAAGATGATTTTGATACATTAGAAGATGCAAAGAAAAACCTGTGTTATTTTGATGGGTCAAGTTGTGTCGATACGGTTGTATCCCAATCAGCACTATTGGAGGTGATGTGATGGCACGAGCCGCACGGCAGCCGCACCCGACCGATCGCTGGCTCCGCCAGGTACGCGAGCAGAGGCAGGGGCTCCTGGCGAAGATCCACATCGCCAAAAAGCAGCTCGGGCTCACGCAGGAGGAGTATGAGGCGATCCTCTCCGGCCTGACGGTCGAGACGGGCGTTCGGAAAGGGCAGCCGGCCTGGTCGGCGGCGGAGCTATCCATGAACCAGCTGGAGAGCGGGGTCAGGTACATGAAATACCTCGGCTGGAAGGCATACCGTCCGCGCAGGCGCGCGCCCGTGGAAAAGAAGATCACCGCCCTCCAGGACCGCTGCCGCGAGCTGGCCGGGCAGATCGAGAACGGCGAACAGCGCCTCGCCGGGCTGGTCAAATCAAAGGGCGGCGTCGACACGCTGGCCTGGCTGCGCGACACCGCGAAGCTGAAACAGATCCTGGCGATTTTGGAGAAGTACAAAGCTCGTGAGGAGTAAGGAGTAAGGGGTAAGGAGTGAGGAGTAAGGGGTAAGGAGTAAGGAGTGAAAAAATGGCCGATAAAATAGAAATTCTGGTTTGGTGGATCATGGGTGCCTTCGCGGCATGGTGCCTGATGATGGCCGCAGGTTGTTTTCTCCGGTTGGCCGCGGACCGATTCGCTGACTACGTGGTCAAACGCGTAATAGAGGAGATGCAAAGACTGGATGAAACGCACGGTTGAGGTTGACAGGATCATCGGATCGGACGAGCGGGAGGGCGTTCGCGGCATGCTATACGCGGCGGCCACCGGAGGGACAACCCGGCGCGGGACGCTCAGCGTCCGGCAGCTCGATCGGATCTGCGCCTTTACCGGCTGTCCCTGGGACACGGTCAACCGCGAGGCGCGGCAGGAGGGACTGGCATGAAGACGTCAGGGGCAAGGGGTAAGGATCCAGGGATTAACCGCCGCGTGTGGGGCGATCCGATCGGAAAGCTGAAGGACGGGAAAAATGTTTACCGGTCCATCCTCGGGCACTACTGGGTGGAGGATCCCGCGAGGAAGTTTTCAAATCCGACCGAGGCCGAGATGGAGGAGATAGGGAAGATCGTGAGGAGTAAGGAGTAAGGAGTAGGGAGTAAGGAGTAAGGAGTAAAAACAGGGAGGACGACATGGATGAGGACACCACAAAATATCTGAAATACCGGACGCTGAGCGCCCTGGCGGTGCACATCGGAGAGGCCAACGCGATCGGCATGGCCGAGTTGTATGGGCTGGTTTACGAGCGGCCCTGGGAAAACCGGATCAACGACACCCGATCATTGCGCAAACTGGTCACGGCCATGCGCGACGAAGGGACCCCGATCTGCTCAGTCTCGACCAGTAACGGCGGAGGGTATTATCTGGCCGCGGCCGGGAGCGAGATGGTCGACTACCTGCGGCGCGGCGAGCACCGGGCGCTCAAGATCCTGGGCCGCAACGCCCGGATGAAGCGGATCACGCTGCCGGAGTACCTGGGGCAGATGCGGCTCGGCATGGAGGGATAGGCATGGTGTGGCTTTACAGGAGCATAAATGTCTGTCTGATCTTTGGGGTTGCCGTGATGGTCTTCGGTCTGGATAAGAGCCCCAGGCCCATATACCAGCACATAACACCCGCGCCCGAGCACATATCCGCCACGGTGACGGCCTACACGGCCAGGGCCTGCGAGACAAACGAGGACCCCGGGCATACCGCGACAATGGAGACTCCCGTCGCCGGCAGGACGTGCGCTGTCAGCCGGGACCTGCTCCACTGGCTCGGCGGCAGGATCTATATCGAAGGGGTCGGGGTCCGGGATGTCAACGACCTGATGAACAAACGGTTCGATCGGCGAGTGGACGTCTGCATCGGGACAATCGACGCGGCCAGGGCATTCGGTAAACAGGCCCGCCGGGTCGTCTTTTTGGGGAGGTATAAATGAAAAAGCGGGCATACACCGAGACCGAACAACTGGCTGACAGCATCCTGGCGCGGATCAGGGAAGAGCTGGACACCATCACGATCATATCGGAAACGGCGACAAAAGAGATGGAGGCCCTCGCCGCCAGGCATAACGAAAATCTCACTCCGCACCAGTTTCGTTTCGACAGCTTGAAGCTGGAACTGACGACCCTGATGAAGGGAGAAAAGGCCGTCTTTTTCAAGGATGCCGATGTCGTGAACCTCCTGAACGGGTCGCTGATCCACGGCGAGAAGAAGGAACTGCGGATCCCGAAGAAGGCGGTCGCGCTGGCGGAGGCCGAGGGCCTCCTCGACGCGATCAAGACCGTCAAATCAATCGACCGGGGCGTCGTCGAGAAGTGGACGGACGAGAAGCTCGCCCGGATCCGCGCGACACGGAAGACGAAGGAGACGTACTCTTATGAGCTCAAAAGCTGATGAGCTGATGAGCTGATGAGTAAGGAGTAAGGAGATCATATGAAGATCAAGGCCATAACAGTCTGGCAGCCGTGGGCGTCGATCATCGCCGTCGGGTACAAGAAGATCGAGACGCGCCCCTGGGCGACGGAGCACCGGGGCGCGCTCGCGATTCACGCGGCGGCGCGCGAGCCGTCGTGGATCAGGGAACGGCTCTTTGAGGCCGGAGTCGATCAGAATAAAGAAGCCTTCCGCAGCCTGCCGCGGGGCGCCGTCGTGGCGATCACGACGCTGGCGGACTGCGTGCCCATCACAGAGGAGTTCGTGCAGGCCCTGTCGGACGAGGAACGCGATCTCGGCGACTATCGGATCGGGCGGTTCGCGTGGATCCTGGAGAATGTCCATCCTCTTCCCTTCGCCATCCTGGCAAAAGGGCGGCAGCGACTGTGGGACTGGGATGGGAAATTGAGCCTTGGACAAATATCATTGATAAAGATGTTAGGAGGACAATGATCATGGCGACAAAAAAAGGAACGTGCAGCAACTGTAAGAGGGATGACGTCACTCTCGTCAGCGGAGAGCATTGCGGCTTCTGCTACAAAGCTAGACGAGGGCTAAAGGGCACCGAGCGGGAGGAGGCCCTCGCGGAGGTTGCGAGAAAACTCCAGTTCCATGACAGCTCGGCCTCGCGCGCTATCGCCGGGCAGCAGGAACTTCCGGACGAAGAGCCTGGAATCAGCGTGCCCACGGTTGCGCGGCTTGTCCTCGGGTTCGTGGGCGCGGATCTCGACATATACGAGGCGCTGAAAGCGGCGGCAGGGGACAACCGGCGGGATGTCAGCACCGAGGATGCCCTGTACGTGAGCATACAGGCCGAGGCGATGTGCATCCTGGAACGGGCGATGCAGGACAGGATCTGGTGCGTGAGGGAACAGCCTGCCGCGAGGAGAGAACAACCGGAATGAACTTCATCTGCCCCTATTGTAGAAAGGAATGCAATTTCATGGAAGTCCTGGCCGAGGGCGACATCCTGGCGGTCATCCAGTTGATGCCGAAGTTCGGGTCACAGACGAACGCGAACATCGTCTGGGCGTACGTCGCGCTGTTCGGGATCTCGCCGATGAAGAAGCACACGAAAAAGCTCCGCCTCCTGCTCGAGGAGATGGTGCGGCTGTTTGAGATGGAGTCGTTTAGTTACCGGAAGAAAAGCTACCGGATCAGCCGGAAGGGTATCGCCGACGCGCTGAATGCGACCGTCCACCGCAGTTTTGCGGACGACCTGACGGGGCACAACTATCTGAAAAAGGTCATGATCCCGATCGCGGAGGAAGAGGCGCGAGCGGCGGGCAGACATGCCGAGGAGGATCTGCGCGAGGGCGAGGAGGACATGAAACAGGGGAGACATCTGGGGGGCGGACCGCGGAAGGAAAAGCTCGTCCAGATCAGCGGGATCCTGGACCACATCAAGTGAGGAGTAAGGAGTAAGGAGTGAGGAGTAAGGAGTAAGGGGTAAGGGGTAAGGAGTAAGGATAAAGGAGTAAAAATGGAAGGTTGCATCTGGCCGTTTGTAGCAGTTTTTTGGTTCGGGGTTTTCACTGGATATTTATATGCCGGTCTGGTCATGGGTGTGTTTAGCGGAGGAAGAAAAAATGAAAAAGAGCATGAAGAGGCAGGTCGCTGAGCGGCTGATTGAGGGGATCCGGAAGGGGGCCGTCACGGTCGACAAGGACGGGACGGTGACGGTGAAGGGGAAAGAGGAGAAGCGCAACCTGTCAAAATACATCATACAGAAGATGGTCCGCGCGGGCGCGCGGCTGAACGACGCGGGATTCTACGAAGTGAGGGGTGAGGAGTGAGGAGCGAGGTCAATCCGGGATACAAGGGGTATGCTCGAGAGGACAATTTTCCCGTCGACGCCGGGCCGGTGATCCGGTGCCCGGAGTGCAAGAGGGTCCTTATGGAGGCCCGCCTAGATGTCGTAAAAACCCGTTGCAAACACTGCGGGAAGTGGGTATATCTTAAACGAACAAAGGAGGGGTGAGCGGATGGAGAAACAAGAATTAGAAAAAGTGTCAGATGCCCTGAGTTCCATTGTATATGATAGCGACATGAAACATAATCGCTGGAGATTGTGGACGGCAGCAAAAGAGGCGCTGTCTTTGGTGTCTGTAGACAAGGAGAAGGCAGCCATTGATTGGAAGCTGAAGGCAATGCAGATACTCGATGCCGTTGTCGAGGCCGAGGCCTATATGTTCGATCCCTGGCCGGGAATAACCGAGGAAGAAGAAGCAGAGATCAAGCGCGAGCACAAAACATATAGGCTGGAAGACCGACCTGGCGCGCCGACTGGGTAAGCGCGTTGCAATTTAAAAACTTGACAAACAATGTTGATATACTAGATAATACCAGACAGTAAAAATTTCGCGCGGCTTGCCCGCCATACATAACGCAGCGGCTCTTGCAGCCCGATCATCCGGAAGTTCCGGAAGGTCGGGCTTTTTTTATGGGTGATGACCATGACCACAGTCTGGCAATTAGTTGACCCATATTTCGATCGGGACGAAGCATGGGGTGACCCGGACAAAATCAACGGGTTGCTGGTGCTGCTGATGTGGGCCATCAGGCAGAGCATCCCTGACCGGTACAACATCCACTTCGGCACCCAGGGTACACACACGCCCGGCAGTCAGCACGGCCTCGGCAATGCGGATGACGGGCACTTTATTTCGTCTCTCCCCTTTTACGATCAAATCATTCGCCTGGAGTCGGTCCTTGACGCCCTCCAGGTGTCCGACCGTGTCGGCCTGGGGATCTATCCCGCGTGGGATATCCCCGGATTCCATATCGATGTTCGTGGATACATGGCCCGCTGGGGCTGGATCGGGGCTAAAAAGCCGGACAAAACGATGGAGTATTGCAGTTACCAGCAGGCGAAGATGTTCGCGCAGGCGATGAACGGGAGGACATCATGACCGAGCAGATCATTCCGTACAGCGAAATCCGCGACAAAATTCGGACGGGCGACCGGCTCGATTTTATATCACCGGGGCCGATCGGGTGGTTGATCCGACTGGCGACGCCGCGCACGCATACGGCGATCATCGTCCGCCTGCGTGACTATGAGGGGAAGAAAAAACGCCGGTTTTTCCTCGAGGCGGACGGGATCAAGGGCTTTTCTCTCGCCCTCCTTTCGGATCGTCTGGATGGCTACAAGGGGAAAGCATGGTGGACCCCGCTGCGCCCCGGATTGGATGAGGCGCGGCCGTATATCGGGACCGCGGCGTTCGGCATGATCGGCAAGAAATACGACTATGTCGGCCTCGCGAAATCCGCCCTGGGGCATGTATCCGAAGGGATGAACTCCCTGTTCTGCTCCGAGGCGGTCTGGGCGGCGACACGGAACGGGGTTATGGCGAGCCCGCGTCCGCAGGACAGGACCGAGGAGCGCCATCTAAATCGATTCACGGGCCGCGTGATACGCGACTGGGAAAAGATCCATCACATGGCCGCCTGGCCGGGGGATTTTCTAAAATTCACGGAGACATACCTCCCGCCGGTGCGGATCGCGATGGAGGGCTGAGCCATGATCGAACAAATACCGACAGCATGCACATGGTTTCCGACGGACACGGAGTTCCTGGGATTTGTGAAGGATCGGCTCGTTTTGCTGGGAAGCCTGCTCGTAATCTTGAAAGCCATGTTCCCGGACTCGAAGATCCTCCGGGCCATCGGCGAGGCGACTTCAAGGATCCCGAAGATCCGGATCCCGAAGATAGGGGGCAAAAAATGGGAGGAAACAACATGAAAGACGAAAATCCCAGGGGAGACACAAGGCCGCATGACGGCAGGGGCCAGGGCGAAGGAATGCCGGGCGGGCTGAGAGGCGGAAGGAACGAGAGCCCATGCCCCGATGGCGGACCCGGCGAGGGCCAGGGAAGCGGTCAGGGAAACGGAGAAAACAGGGATTCGTGATGGCTGACATCGCCGACAGGGCTCTAAAAGAACAACAGATACACGCGGAAGCGGCCATTTCGGTGCAGCTGAGTCGGAACGGCGTGGAAGAACCGCTCTATGACGGCCTGAAGCGGATCTGCCTGGATTGCAAGAAGCCGATCCCGGAGAAGAGGCTGGTCGCGAATCCGAACGCTGTCCGGTGCGTGCCCTGCCAGGCGATAAAAGACGAGCGGGACAAAGCAGAGAGGGGGCGGTGATGGATAACGTGGCGGTGGCAGCGGCATTTCCCTGGTGGGGCATTCTGACGGTGGCGATCGCGTTGATCGCCGCGTGGTCGATGTTGATAATCGTCACCGTTCGCTGGCAGATGGAGAGGATACTGGGAGGATATGACAAGCGGTTTGAAGCCATTGAAGGTGAATCCAAGGATCTCCGGAAAGAACACGCCCAGCTCGCCGCGCAACTGCCGATCGACTATACCCGAAAAGAGGATTACATCCGGCAAGATGTCAGGATGGACGCCAAGCTCGACGCGATATACGAGCTTATCGACGAGATGAGGAGAGGAAAATGGGAGGCATAGACCTGACAAAAGCGACGCGTGAAAACGTGCGCTGGTACATCCTGCGAGCCCTCGATGCGGCAAGGCCGGAGGGGACGACCGAAACGATCATTCTCTCCGCGTTGGAAGGCATCCCGATGGACATCACCCAGAAGGGACTGCGCCGGGAACTGGGCTATCTCGAGGAACGCAACCTGATCGAGGTGGGAGGGCGGAAGACGCCCGTGTGGTACGCAAAGATCAATCGGGCCGGGATCGACATCGTGGAGTACACGGTCGAGTGTCATCCCGGTATCGCCCGGCCGCCGAAATACTGGGGGCACTGATGCAGAGGTCGAAGATCACGCAACTGCCGCCGGAAATCAAGGCGGAATTTGACCGGAAGCTCGTCGAGAGTGGGTTCGGTGATTACGACGGGATCGTCGAATGGCTGAACGAGCGGCTGACCGGGGCCGAGCTGGAGATCAGCATATCCCGGTCCAGCGCGGCACGCTACGGCCAGGAATTTGAGCGGAGGCTCTCGGCGATCAAGGTCGCCACCGAACAAGCCAGGGCGATCACCGGCGCCGTGGGCGACGAAGAAGGGGCGATGAACGAGGCCCTCATCCGCCTGGTGCAGCAGAAGGCGTTCGATGTGCTCCTCAACCTCGAGGACGACGCGGACCGTGAGGCACTCATCCCGAAGATCGGCGTCATGGTCTCGCGCATCACCAGGGCCTCCGTGGCGCAGAAAAAGTGGCACCGAGAGGTCAAGAGCATTGACGACCTCCCCAGCAATGTCGACCGCCCGGCCCTGTTTTTGGAAAGCCTGAAATTTATCGCCGGGATATTGAAGGAAACCGATCCGGAAGGGTTGAAGATACTGGCACAAAATTTTGATGAGATTGTCGACAAATTTAAGGTGCAGCATGCAAACGCGTCCTAAATTAACCGAAACCCGTTTTGACCAGTGGGCTGAGAACCTGAAAAAATGGATACAGGAATCGGTGTCTCCGTTTGAGGACGACACTCCGGAGAAACAGGCGGAACGCGTTGAAAAGGGGTTGTCCGATCTCCTCTATTTTTGCGCCACCTATCTTCCTCACTACTTTACGGCCGAATTCGGGGCTTTTCACGAGGAGTGGGAAGAGCTCACAGAGATCCGAAATGAGTCTGTTTTTGTCGCGGCCCCCCGCGAGCACGCAAAATCCACATTTTTCACCTTCGGCGTGCCGATCCGGAATCTCTGCTACAAATTGCGAATGTTTCAGATCATCATTTCGGACACGAATGACCAGGCGACGAGATTTACCGTGGCGATCCGCGCTGAGCTTGAAGATAATCCGCGGCTGAAACACGATTTTGGGGATTTGCGGAGTGCCTATGGCCGTCGCAGCATCACATGGCAGAGAAATGATTTTACGTGTTCAAATGGTGTCCAGATACTCGCCCGCGGCCACGGAGAAAAGGTCCGTGGTCTGAAAAATCGCCAGTACCGACCCGATTATGTTGTTGTGGATGACTTCGAAAACGATGAAAACGTCGAGAATCCGAAGCAAGTCACGAAGGGGATGAAGTGGCTCAAACGCGCCGTCATCGGATCGCTGGGTAAGGGGTACACATTTCTGATGGTTGGGAATCTGTTCCATCCCAAAAGCGTCCTTTCTCAATTTATTGCAGAAAAAGACGATGACGGGACGCCCCTGTATGTTGGCCGAATATATCGAGCGTGGCTCGACTACGGTAAACCGACGCAAAGACCCCTCTGGCCCGCCCTCTGGTCTCCCGAGCGCTTGGAAAAGAAGCGCCGGCAGATGAGCACCACGGATTTTAATGCCGAGATGATGAATCTCACCGGCGCTGAGGGATCGCCTTTCCCGGAGAAATGGCTCACGTATTATGAACCCGAGGAAATAGCGGGAAAACAGCTCGTCGTGGCCACCGCGACCGATCCGAGCGCAAAATCGGGCGAGGCCAACGATTACAAGGCGACAATTACCGTGGGTCTCGACCGCGACAGCATGATTTTTTATGTGCTCCATGCCTGGATCCGGCATGCGAGCCCCGGCGCCATGTTTGACGCCTGTTATGCACAGCACGACGAATATCATGGCCGCGTCGGCATAGAAGAAAACATGCTCTACGATTTTCTCCACGAAGCGATCCAGAATTATGCAAAGGAAAAGGGCAAATACCTTCCCTGGCTGCCGATTTTGCACACCACCAACAAAGAGGGGCGGATCAGGGGAACGCTTGAATATATCTACGAATACGGAAAGTTGAGGTTTAGAAAAGGGCACAGTGATCAGGACCTGCTTATTGAACAACTCATCTACATCCTCAACAAAAACGTGAACGATGACGGGCCTGACGGCCTGGAAATGGCGGTCAGCATGAACCAAGGAATGGCAGGCCCCATCGAATACGAGACCGTGACCGAGCGCCGGGCGTTCGCCGGCAGAGGAGCTTACTGAGATGCTATTGGATCAATTCGGTCGACCGATTGCAAAGATGGAAAAGCAGCCTGAGCGGCGCGAGATCGCCGTGGCGGCGGTGCGCGATAGATACAGCTCATATCCCAGCTCGGGTCTCACGCCGGCCAAGCTGGCGACGATATTCAAAGAGGCCGACGGAGGAAGC